TAAATGGTTAGAAAAAAAAATAGAGTCTGAAACAGACGAATATAAATTAACAAAGTATGCAATAGATTTAGATGAAGCTAGATATGGTTTAGCTAACATGCAATTAGTTGCTAGAGATAGAATGAGAGAAATTAAACTTTGGTCAACTCTTAAAAAAGAATTCAACGATGGTTCTTTTGATGACAAAGATGTCAACAGACACCAATTAGATTCTTATCATTTAATAATGAAAAACAAGGCAGAAACATTAACATCAGGATCATCACAACCAGAAGTGTTTAATGTTCTTGGACAATTAAAGACAATAGAAAGAGTTAAAAAATCAGGAGAAATGATTTACAACCAGAAAGAACAATTGACCAATGACCTCGGAGCAAAAGACAAATAAAAAACTTTTCTTTTTAGTAGCACAACCTAGATCAGGTAATACTTTATTTGCAAGTATTATGAATCAAAATCCTGAGATAGCAGCAACACCTAACTCTATTACATTAGAGATAATGAAAGATTTATTTTTATTAAAAGAAACAGACGTGTTTTTAAATTATCCAGATCATAAATCATTGGACAATGTTTTAGATTCTGTGTTTGATACTTATTATAAAAATTGGCCACAAAGAATAATCATAGACCGTGGGCCAGTAATAACAACTGGTAATTTTAAATTAATGCAAAAACATTTTAAACGTCCTTTTAAATGTATTGTATTACTTAGAGATTTAATGGATGTACTTGCAAGTTATATGCAGTGGTACACAGAAAATCCAAATGCTTTTCCAAATAAATATGGAGATACGGATGAAAAAAAATTAAGTAAAATTATGCAAACAGACGGTGCAGTTGCAAAATCTTTAGAAGCAATAAAAAATTCATATAATTATAAAAATATATGTCACTATGTAAAGTACGATGATATAGTTACAAACCCAGAACAAGAATTTAGAAAAATATATGAGTTTATAAATGAACCTTATTTTAATCACAGGTTTAATAATCTAGATGAGGTCAATGTAAATGGTTTATCTTACGATGATAAAATAGTTGGAAGTAATATGCACAAACTATTTGATGGCCCTGTCAGAAAAGTATATAACCCTTATATAGAAAAAATTCCAGAAAGGATTAAACAAAAATATGAACACATCAGATTTTAAATTTGTTTTTTTAGGTCAATCTATTTTACGTTATCAAGTCCCTTATGATATATATCATAATATTAATTCTATTTATGAAGATAAATATTCTGAATTAAAACCAGCTAATAAACAACTTGTTGGTAAAATAGAAAAAGAACATAGTTTATTTTATGATGGTGAAGATAGTTTTAGAATGACTAAACATAATCATCTACCACGCAATGTATTACAATGGTTTGGATCTAAATTTAAACATTACTTAGAATGGAATAAAATAAAAAGATATGAAATGCATCTTAATTCTGTTTGGGTAAATCAAATGTTTGAACATGAATACAATCCAGTACACGTACATCAAGGATCATTGTATACAGGTTTATCTAGTGTAATGATTTTAAAATTACCACAAAGTTTTGGTGTAGAATATTCTGCATCGGATGCACCACAAAACGGTAAACTACAAATACTAGGATCAGTCGGTGGTCAATTTGCAAATGTAGATTATCAACCAGAAATTAAAGAAAGAGATTTTTATATTTTTCCATATGATATGAGGCATACAGTTTATCCTTTTAACGGACCAGGGTATAGAAGAACTTTAGCTGCAAATATGGATGTAGATTATAATCCAATATTAAATAGAGGAGTACATTAATGTATGAAAATAAAATTATAACAGAACCTAAGTGGAAAAGTTGGATAATACAAACCACATCACCTTTGTTTACACCAGATCAATGTAGACAAATTATAGAATCAGGTAGAAAACAAAAACCACAACAAGCTAAAGTTGGTATGAATAAACCTGAAGGCGGTACGGATACAAAGAAAAGAGTTACAACTATATCTTGGATACCGTTTCAAGAAATGAGTCATATGTATCAAGACCTTAATACATTTATACAAAAAGCAAATGAAAATCATTTTGGTTTTGGAGATATAAGAATAACAGAACAAGCACAATTTACAGAATATCCAGAAGGTGGTTTCTATGATTGGCATATGGATTGTGATACATTTATGCAACACGAACCACCTGTAAGAAAAATATCTATGACATTGTTATTAAATGATCCATCAGAGTTTGAAGGTGGAGACTTAGAATTAATGGCACCAGGTAAGTTTGCAGAACTTAAACAAGGTCATGCAATTATATTTGCATCATTTTTAAATCACAGAGTTAATCCTGTAAAACGTGGAATAAGACAATCACTTGTTGTTTGGTTTGGAGGCAAACCTTTTAGATGATTAAAGAACAATTTTTTCCAACAACTATATATGGTCATGACACACAGTTAGACAATAATTTTTTAGCTAATG